ACATCTCCCGACCTCTTGACAACTTTCATTGTGTAATAAGCGACGGCTTTTTTTATCCTCGTCTAACATCAAATGAGCACCCGTCTGCTCCCAACGCCCCTATCGGACGCCTTCTTTTCAGATTTTAACCGTGAGCAGGTTCACAATATGATTATCCGTTCGGTCCAGGCCAAGACGGGTGTGGCGATCGAGCGCCAGAATGATGCCGACCTACAGGCTCTTATGAAGCGCGTGTGGGCCAACATGTCCCGTGATCAGTACAATGACGTGCGTGGTCAGGTGGAAGCTATGAACGTCCAAACGGTCAAGGAGGCGACGGCCACCGTCTCGACGGGTGTCCTCCAGCAGCTCGTGTACCTGCGCGACATCTCTTCGAACCCAGTGCCCCTGGCGGCACCAGTCAGCACCAGCACGTACGGAAATAAAATGCCATACAACAGCAAGATTGCGTTCTAGATGCGCGCCCTAGACGACATCCTGATTGGTTTCTTCATATTCTTCGCTATAGACCGCGCCATTCGTCTCTTCAGCAATACAATCGTCGAGCCATGGGCCAGGACCAAGACGGGTGACGAGCACAGGGTGGAAAACTGGAAATTAGGAACTGAATTCGTTTTACTTTTAGTGGCGGTGTTTATAGTGTTCAAGATGCGCCGTTTCGTAGGCCGCCTGAACAAAGCTTAGAGACGTCGAGACCTTAATTTACAATGAATAGGTTTCGTGATGAAACTGCTGAGCTGTGCAAACAGAAGGGATGGGACAAAGCCCCAGTAAGCATCGTATGGATGTTACTGAACGAGGAGATGGGGGAATTAGCCTCGAGTATCAGACAGAACCAGAGGATATACAAAAAGACGGGACTCAAAAAGGACAGAGGGACTGACATAATGATGGAGATGGGTGACGTGTTCAGTTATCTTTTCCAATTGGCCCATATGTTGAACGTTGACATGGACACGATGTGGGAGCTTCACCGACAAAAGGTCCAGACAAAGGTCTACTCTAAAAATAATGTAAGTGTATGTTAAGATGGCTACGGCCGCTATGGCGTGTGATGACCTGAGCATCAATCGCTTCAACCCATACACGTGGTCCGGAACCTTCGGTGTTTACTCCGACGGGTTCCCGAGCACGATTGCTATCGATGGTTCTTACACCACTGAAATTAGCGAGGAGCCCACCGTCTACGCGGACCCTCTTGCGGGCGCCTCGGACCCCAACCTGAATGTTTCGGGTTCCATGTACTTAAAGACCGCAGGAACGAGCAACGCACCTTTCCGCATGTTCCCGGCACGCAAGAACGAGTTCCCAGACGGAACGGTGTCATGGATGCGCCCAGGAGCGCCTTGGAGCTGGTTGGGTGGCAACCGCGCGTCGGACGATACGTGGACAGCGCGTGGTGGCCGGGATATGCTGATTTGGCTAGTACTCTTGGTTATCGCACTGTACCTGTTTTCGCGCCTCAAAAAGTAGAAACCTTGGGGGCCACCACCTTGACCAATTTCTTGGATAAATTGTCCTTTTCAATTTTTGACCGTTCATCCAGCTTGGGGCAAAAGTGAACCTCCAGCTGGATGCACTTGGCGCAAAAGTTTCCGGTACACTCGCGGCACTTGAGGAACCTATTCTTGTGTTGGCACTTCGGAGGCTCCGGTTTCGGTCCGAACACATCCATAAAAGCCTCCTCCGGGCTCCTCATCTACTATCTCACAAGCAATTTCATTCTTAAACTGAACAGGCTCGTCGTCAACCAATTCACAAAGCCCGTGGGCACGCCCCTTGACTATGCGGTCCCATACGGCCTTCATGGCGGGAAGGTTTTTCTGGAACCAATCCCGGTCACGCTTGACCCGTACGACCACAAACTCGGGCTCGGCACCTTCCGTCTTTGCCGGCCGGTACTGAACAAAGTCGCACTCCTCGAGGTCCGTAATCTCGAGCTGAAGCTGAACTTGTGGCCAATAGTGCTTGGGCACCTTGGGTTCGATCTTCCGGGTCAAAGGGCACTTTATCTCAATCAAGAGCCCATCCTCTGTGACGCCATCGGGTGAAGCCCCGAGCCACTCGTACTGACGGTGCTGAACCAGACCAATCTCATGGGACTTGCGCCCGGTCTTTTGGTCGTACAGGTCCCGGACGAGCGGTTCGAGCGCTGTCCCGTGCGCGGTGGCGGCGTTCCCGGCCCACTTGGTTCTGAGCACCTTTTTCTTCACGAGCGAATCGGGGGTTTCAAAGTGGTTTTCACCGAGGGCACTTGCCACGTCACTTGCCGTGATCATGTTGTCACGGAGTGCTAACCATTCCTCCGATCTTTGTTCGGCGTATTCAGCCGCAAGGAGTTCCTTGGCCCTCTCCACTACGCTCACGCTTCGGAGGTCCATTCTTATTCTTAAATCGAGGATCCGTCTTAAGTACAATTTCGGCGGCATTCTGCTCCGCCTGTTTCTTCGTGAGTGCGAAACCCGCCCCACATTCCATACCATCGACTATGACCGTAATGAAAAACTGGCCGTTTGCCTGACCGTCTACACGGTACTCGGGTAGTGGATACTTGAGGGCCTGGCACCAACGCATGAGTTGGTCCTTGTAGTTGTCGTCGACCAGGGAGGTTTTTACTTTAGTAAAAACATCGAGCACAAACTGCTTGGCGTGAACCATACCGAGATCAAGGTAGATGGCGCCCACGAGAGCCTCGAAGACATCCTCCATGATGTGCTCGTTGTTGTTCCAACCGTTGCGCTCACCCTTTTCATCCATCAGAATCAGCTTGTCGAGTCCAAGAGTCTTGGAGATTTCACAGAGGGTCTTGCCCCTGACCATCTTGGTACGGGCCTTGGTCAGGAAGCCCTCTTGGTGCTTTTCATATTGGTCAAATAAGTGTTTTGTGATTATAAATCCAAGGACGGAATCGCCCATAAACTCCAGAGTTTCGTACGACCCAGTCAGCCCTGAGTAGCGCTTCAGTGCTGACTTGTGCGTAAAGGCCCGGCGATACAAATTTAGATCCTTAATTTTCGTCCCAACTAGAGCGTTCAGGGTTTCACGTGAAAGCTCGGGTGGGGAGACGGACTCCATTTTGTTTTGTATTACATTACACTCACACTTTTAAGCCTCGCCGTCAGATAATCGGACAACCTAAGCAGTAGGCTTGGCCACCTTTGGGCGAGACTTCTTCTCCTTTGGAGGGGCATCGGCCGGGGTCTCCACCTTTGGCTTCTTCTCACGGGGCTTCTTCTCAGTCACCTCCTTGATGTAGTGGGGGTTAATGTACTTCTGGATGTTCAGGAAGGTGATCTGGGTGCCCTCTGGTGGCTGCAGCAGGTCCTTCAGGGTCGCATCCAGGCTGATGTTCTGACCAGCCTTCAGGCCCTTCTCGGTCACATAAGTGTTGATACGGGCAGTAACCTGAGAGCGAGAAATCTTCTCGTCAGCCGCCAGGCCCAGGAAGGTCCGCAGCTTGTCGGTCACGTTCAGGGGCTTGTTGAAGCCGTTGTTCTGGGAACGGGCAGCCTGCTTCTCGCCCGTTGGGTCCTCAAAGTGCTGACGGATCTTGCGGACATCCTTGCGCAGAGCCTTCAGCTCCTTGGCAAGCAGCTCGAGGGTAACTGGGGTCTCGGTGGTGGTGGCCATTTCTACTATACACACGAGGCCCATCTTTAAGCCAGAGATGCGATGGTCAAAAAGACGATGAGCAACATCAAAAGTGGAATCATCATTCTTTCCCATACGGTCTGGTACCGCGTGTCAGGCGGCTCGTAGTCTGATGCGTCTTTAACAGGAGTAGGCTCCTCACTTGTGGCCAGGTTCACACCAAACCCTGGAGGAAGTGCCGTTCCAGTTGATGCTCGAAATTCGTTCTGAAATTGAAGAATCGAAGGAAAGTTCGGGTTGATGTTACACCTAGGGACGCAGCAGCCGGCGTCACATGGAGATACCAGGCCGTTCTGACGATTTATATAGGCGCATACCTGTGACCCAGGGTCTATTGGATTCGCCAGGCACTGGCACCCCTTTGATATCAGGTCGGAAGAGCAGGTACTCATCTACTATTAAAGAGGAAATTAGTTCCTAGTATTATAAATGGAGTACGCGACGCCTCAGAAGCTTCCAGACGGCCGCTACTTTCTGAAGATCACTGGAGCCCGCCACCAGGTGAACGGTCTGATTCTCCAGGACTCCCTCGCGTCCAAGTCCGTCAACTTCAAGACCGAGTCTAAAATTTTCTCCGAAATTGATGAGCAGATCTTGACTCAGGCCAAGTTGTCCAAGCAGGAGTGGTTTGGCAAGGACCTGAGCGACGAGACCATCCAGAACGCGTGGCAGGAGAGTGTCACTGATGGCATTCTGGGCGCCTCTCTGGCAACCGTCAAGGGTCAGGTGGTGACTGTAGCGTTCGACACTCGCAAGAATCCAGTAGAGCTCCAGGACATTCAGCCCGAGACGTCGTGTGATGTGGTCCTTGAGCTGTCAGGTCTCTGGTTCCTGAAAAAGTCGTTCGGCCCCATCTGGCGTGTACTCCAGGTGCGCGTCCGTGCCCCTCCAAAGACGGCCGAGATCTCCAAGCAGTATCTTTTCTCGGACGAGCCAGCCGATGACGTCGAGGAGGACCCAGCGGATTACCTGGACTGAGTTCCAGTCCCCCTCCCACCCAAGTCCTTCGAACTTGACCTTTTGGCCCAAAAAAATTATTGGTAACTTATAATAATATGGATCGCAAGGGACTGGCAATTCTGTTTCTGCTTGCCGTCATTCTCTACCTGCTGTTCGCCCCCAAGACCAGCGGCTTTGACCTCGGCCCCAAGAATGGTGGTGTCGTGGGTTCTAGCCTAGACGCGGTGGCCGCAGCACCAGCCCCTAATATGATGGGTGATGTGTCGTCCGCCAGCCTGATCCCCCGCGAGGTGGTTCAGACCGAGGACTTTGGCCAGTTCAGCCCGGACAAGATTCTGTCGGGCCAGAACTACCTGGACCCACGCAGCCAAATTGGCTACCCAGAGACTGTCGGTGGTGTTCTGCGCAACGCCAACCAGCAGTTCCGCTCGGAGCCAATCAACCCCCGCACCCCAGTCAGCATCTTTAACCTCAGCACGATCCCACCAGACACCATGCGTCCCAAGTTCGAGATCAGCCCTGAGTATCAGTGAGGGAGTTCCGCAGGAACTCGGACACGGGGTTTCCGCGCGCGTTAGCTTCGCTTAAATAAGTACTACGTAATTACTAGAAATGGACTTTAAACAGGCAATGACTGAGTGGGTCGCCCTTAAGGCCCAGTTGGCCGCAGCTCGCAAAGATCTCAGCGTTCTCAACAAGCGCGAGAAGGATCTTCGCAAGTTTGTGACGAAGGAAATGAAAGAGCGTGAAATTGACACCGTAAAGGTTCAGGACAAGGTCAAGGTCAATTTCAAAACGAAAAAGACAAAGGCTCCAATCACTAAGGAGATTATCAAGAAGGGTCTGGGCACCTTTTTCGGTGGGAACGAGGCTCAGGTCGAGGGTGCGTTCCAGGCTATTATGGACGCCGCGCCCGTCAAGGAGACTGATGGGGTCATGGTCACGGGCCTCAAGTCCGTCCTCGAGGCTTAGAGGTCTGAGACGTTTATAATTCAAGACTAAAATGGGCCGTAACGACGAGTACTCGCGTGACGCGTACAATTACGACCTCGCGTACGATTCGGACGGGTCGGACGAATTCGATCCCGAACTCCATCCAGAAGACTGGCAGGACATGTACTCCCAGGAACTCCTCGATGGTTGGATGAAGATCCGCGACTACCTAGAAGAGCGGTACCTAGAGACCAGGACCCAGTTCCCAGACTTTGTGAACTTGGTGCTTCACTCGGGCCGCTGGTACAGCGCGGAGCCGCAGAACGAGCACCACGAGGCCATGTGGAACCTGATTGGTCAAATGCCCGTCATATGTGACCGTGTCCAGGCTGAAAACTTTTACGGGTGGGCAAAAAATTATATGGGTTAATTATAACAATGTTCGACGTTACCGGCCCCAAGGTTCTCGTACCCGCCATCCTGTTTGCTCTGCTGAGCCCAGGCATGCTCCTGGCTCTGCCCCAGGGCG